ACGCTGACCTGCTTCGATCCGTCGTTCGTGCCGCTGGCAGTTACGGAGTGGCGGATGGAAGCCAACAGCCCCTCCTCAAATCAGTCCCCGCCGCGCGCTACAGCTCACCGCCTGTTTATCGGGCGTAAGCGGGCTTCTGTGGGCGGCGGGGAGGTCAGGCTGCGCAAGGGAGGAACGCGCCTGAATTGAACCAATGCTGTAGCAGTCCCGCCCGTGGCGCATCAGCGCCCGTGGCGGTCGTCGTGACGAGGGCGTATCAGAGCATTTTGCCCGCGCTCGCTCGCCTATGCCGCCTTCAAAGTGGCGGATTGATCAATCCGTATCGCATCTTCGGACAAAAGTGAAGTGGGTATTTCAACAGGGAAGCCTCCACCGAAACGAAGCACCGTGCTTTTGGGCGTTGAGCGAACCACGACTCCGACCAGCCCGCCGAACGCGCCGTCCTTCACCTTGGCGCTTGCGTTGCGCGGGAACGAGTAGGCGGCGCGCTTGATCGGCGTTCTCTTGGCCTCTAGCCGGCGGAGCTCGGACAGGTGACGCTCGGCGACCAAGGGGATGCGGCCGAAGGCGTGGAGCACGGTGAACGAGCTATGCGCGGCTTCCTTCAGCCCGGCGCCGCGGCGAGGCTTCACCGGCATTGCGGCGAGCTGGAGCAGGTCGACCAGATGCGAGGCTCGGGCAAAGACATAGGTCGGCATGATCGGTAGCCGAACCTCGCGCCTGGCATTGGCGCGGGGCTGGCGAACCATCCTCGTCTCGATCGGCGTCCACACCTCGTACCCGTCCTTTGCCAGTGTCTCGGCAAGCTTCATGGTGGAGCGTCCGGCAGTGCGGAGAATGCACCACGAATCCTCAATCATCCTTTCGCTCCTTGCCTGCCTTCACTGTTGTTTTTCAAAGACTTGGGCCGATATTGTATTTGCTGCCGTCTCGATGGTAGCGCACCGCTGCTCCAGCCCATTCGAGGTAGCTGTTCAGCGACACAAGTTCGGCTTCGGTCATCGGCCCAGGTCCGCCGCGCCTGTCGCGCAACGCGCTGACAGTTCTCGTTCTCGGGCCGGCGATCATCGGCACCTCGGGCTCGTAGCTGGCGCGCTCTCGGCGGCGGTCGAAATCGTCCTGAACCTCGCCAAGGATGGCCGGCACGATCTTGGACGGGTGATCGCAGGTCTTGCGGGCATGGTCACAGCCGCGCTTCAGCAGATCGGCCGGCAAGTGGCTGAGCGTCTTCCATGCCACCGAGAGCCATTCCCGGCGTGCGGATTCCTCCATGCCGCTCGGCACGACAAGAGCGAGGCAAGCGGTCAGCTCGTCCCGGAACTTCTCGCTAGGCGCTGCCGCCAGGCGCTCCGAACACAGCGACTGCCGCTCTGGTAGTGGCGCTGAGGCCATCGGGGGATTGATGTCTTGCCACGCGCTGAGCGCTTCCCCGATCGGGATCGGTCCTTCGGTCATAATTGCCCTCGATGAGCTTGAGAAAATTGCCGGATTTGATGAGCCAGTCGAACTTGAACCACGATGGGGGATCGGCGCCGCCGAGGTACGGCGAGGCCCGAGCGCGGGCGATGCCAGCCCGCCAGCCATCCAGTCCGTGCTCCCTCAGCCGAGACGACAGCAGCCGCGATCGATTCGCCGAGAGCGTGGTAATCGACCCCCACCCCGCCTGGACCGCATTTTCATTCCAAATGTCGCGAGCCGCAGTGAGCGGCTGGCGCAAAGGTGATGAGGCGCTAGCCTCATCGAATAAATCTGTGCCGGAGGGGGTAGAAGTATCTTCATAGGGGGAACCATTGCTGCGTGACGTCACGCGTGACGCGTCACGATCAGCCTTCAGCTTGTCACGGCGGCGCTGTTGGCGCTCGGCGGCGGTTGCGTCTTTCGGCTTCGCGTCGGCTTCTATCGCAGCAAGCAGCGTGAGCTTCTGGTCGTCGGAAAGTCCGAGCTCAATCATGGCGCGGAAGGTGTTGATGAGCCCGCTCATACCTGCGGAACCCCATTCCAAGGTGCGCCGCGGTCGCGAAGGAACTGGAAAGCCTCTTCCTCACAGGTGACGATCGCCGGCTGGTAGCCCATCTCGGCGAGTGTGACGTGCATCGCTCGTTGGGCATCGGAGACGCAGGACGGCGTGTAGCCGGGCCGCTTCACCTCCATCAGGCAATGGCCGTGGTTCCAGTAGCAGGCGAGGTCAGGGAACCCGACCTTCATCCCATCGCCCTTGAGCGCGCCGACCTGCTTGAAGCGGGCTTCCCGATCGCCCGCCAGGTGGCCGCCGTTGGGGCTATGGTGGACGAGGACGCGTGGGAACGAGCGGCCGATCATGGCGATGATCGCTCGTTGTGCTTGTCTCTCTGTCCGCTTCTCGGGCACGCTCTACAGTCCCTCCATCGAGGTGACGCCGCCCAAGGTGAAGTTGTAGGCACGCGAGCGGAGCACGGGCTTCTCGACCAAGCGGGCGCCGTTGCGGATGGCGTGTAGCTGGCGCTCGAAAGGGGTGAGCTTGGCGAGGATCTGCGCCTTGGCGTCGGCTGCCAGCACCTTCCGGCTGACGAGGCGGCGATACTCTGCTCGATACTCAGGCGGGCACCATGCCATGACGGTTTCGTGCCGCTTGCGCCCGGCCTGTGCTCGGCCTGCAACCCATTTCTCTCGGACGCCGGGCTCCTTCGTGCGCTCAATAGCCTTCCGCCCGAGCTCGCGCAGAGCTTCCTTGCCCTCGGGAGTCATGCGCCACGCTCGATTGCCCGCGGCGAGATTGCGGAGCAGCTTCGCGCGATAGGCGGGATCTTGGGCCTTGCGACGGTTCGCCTCTGCACGGCGAGCGCAATAGGCTGGATCGGCGTTCATGGCCGCGATAGCGCAGCGCCGGCAGCGGCCCTTGACGCTTTGTGCGCTAATCCCGGTTCCGCAGTCAGAGCATGTGCGCGTGATCCTGGTTCCGTAGTCTGAGTGATGCTCGGGATTTTGCCGTGTCATTTGGGCGATGCGGCGCTGTGCGCCGCCGCTCTGCGGGGCTTCGCCCTCAACCTCGCTACGCGAGTTTTCGCCCTGACGGGCCGCTGCCGCTATCGCAGTCATGCGGCGATCCTCTCGGCTTTGGCGATGGCTTCCACGGTAGCGATGCGCTCGCCGATCCAGCGCACGACAGGAACCGCCATGCTGTTGCCGAGCATCTTGTAGCGGGGGCCGTCAGCCATCGGCTTGCCGCGATAGGGAACCAAGGTGAAGTCGTCGGGAAAGCCCTGCAGGCGCTCGCACTCGCGAGGGGTGAGGCGGCGGACGGCTGAGCCGGTGAACGTCGCTGGATAGCCCTGTCCCGGCTTTCCTCCACCGCAGGCGAGGGAGTCCGTCTGCGAACTCAGCCGGATTTCCGCGCGCTGGTTCTCCATGAGCGCGACTGCGGGCGTCTTGCTCTTGTCCAGCGTCGGAACCGTGTGCTGGCTGTCGCTAAGGCCCTGTGACGGGCTATTCTGCCAGCCGAAAGCGACTAGCCCCTCATCGTCCTTGAAGCCGCTATGAGCATCGCCATTGCTTCGCATCGTCGGGGCGATAACCGGCACCAGCGGCGTCCCCCGTCCCGTTCCATCCTCGCTTGCGTCGAAGCCTTCAGCGCGAAGGGAATGGGCAATGCCGAGGTTGCCGTTCGTGTCGAGCGTGATCGTCGGACGTTCCGGGGGATGCCAGCCAACGTTGCCGCCAGCGCCCATGTTGGCGAGATCGAGGCTGGCGATCAGGGTTTCAGTCTCGTAGTCCTGCCTGCCCATGCCGCCAGCGTTCAGGCAGTGCGCCGTGTCGCCAGTCGAAGGGATCAGGTGTCCAGCTTGTCCTTGGTTGTCGTCCGCGCCGCATGTTCCAACGCCGTCTGCAGTGAGGGCGGCAACGACCTTCCGCGCTTCTCGGCGCGGCGCAGGATGCCCCGACAAGCTGTGGCGCTCAAATAGTACCGCGGCGGCACGTCGCCAGTCTCCAAGATATCCGACAACGAAGACGCGACGGCGCCGCTGTGGAACTCCAAAGTGCTGAGCGTCCAGGACTCGGTAGGCGACGCCATACCCGAGTTCGACCATCCCTCCGAGGATGGCTCCAAATGCCCTTCCGCCGTCGATAGACAGGACGCCGGGCACGTTCTCCCATACCATCCATCGGGGCCGCGCGCGATCAGCAAGGCGGAGAAACTCAAGGGAGAGGTTGCCACGCTCTCCATCCAGCCCCGCTCTAAGGCCGGCGACTGAGAAGTCCTGGCAGGGGGTGCCTCCGACAAGAAGGTCAACTGGTCCATATTCCGTCCCGGCTATTTCGGTGAAGTCCCCCCGAAGCGGGACGTTGGGGTAATGGTGAGCGAGGACAGCGCGCGGCGCGGCCTCGATCTCGGCGAAGCACAGAGCCTCCCATCCGAGCGGCTTCCACGCCATCGTGGGGGCCGAGATACCGGAGCAGACGTCGATGTACCTCATGCGGCGCGCACCTTCAGCCGCTCCCGCAGCCCGTCCATCGCCTGAGGGCGGACTCCCAGGATCAACCACAGGCGCTCGAACATCTCGGGGCAATCGCAAATGACTGTCATCCCGAGCGCAGTTCCCGGAAGCGAGGTCTTGTTCTTCCATCGCCGCGCGGTCTTCTCGTTACAGCCATATCGCGAGCAAACAGCGGCGATCCCATCGCGCTCTATGACCGAGGCCATGCCGTGACGAATTGCAGCGTCGATCAACAAGGCGCGTTGCTTGGCTTGCGCCTTCGTGCGCGCCAGCCACTCGGCCATCTCAGCAGCGGCGAATTCCTCGATCTCGACCAAGGAAGCCGATCCGAGCCGAGAAATGAAATTGAGAAGTGGCTCGTCCGGAGCAAACCACTCCCGAACCATGCGCGACGGCGCGAAAAGCCGATGCAGCCGCTTCTCGTCATCGTGACCACCGGGAATAGTGGCGAGCACTGTGAGGTGGGATGGGTTTCCGTTACGAAGGCTGCGAAGGCGGCTCGCCAATGTCTTGGTTACGCCGATCTTGATGGCACCTGTGGCCGCGGAGCGGATGAAATAGACGACGCTCATCTTTCCCCTCCCACGGCGCGGAGTGGTGCCGGGGGCGCCGCGATGGTTTCCAGCCATTCCACTGTTTTCTGATTGACGCGCCGGATCAGCGCTTCGTGCGGCTTGAGCTCGTCGGCATCCGCATGACCGTCAGCCTCCGCCTCCAAAATGGGCGGCAGCAACTTAGCCAGTGCAAGGCCGCCATCGTGGTCGGTGCTGCATTTAGCGCTGCACGGAGCGGTCCGAAGATGGGCGAGCCGCATGAGCTTGTCGGCGAAGCGCTCTCCCCAATAATCACAGGCGGCAAGGAATGTCGGCATATCCATAACGGAATTGCCCTTGGCGATCTTTTCAGCCTGGTCCGGGCCTTTCCCGAGGACCTTGCCCAATTCCTTGAAGGTGAGGCCGTCCTCTTTCTTGATTTCGGTAAGAACCTTGCCTGCCAACTCAACCGCGCGAGAAGCGGAAAAAGTTCGGCGACCCCGGTTTAGGAGCCTATCGCTCACAGAATATCTCCCAAGCATGAGAGGAGGTCAAAACATCATCCCCGGTGGTATTCGTGGGGCCGCCGGGGATAGGAATGAGGCGATTTCGTTGGGCGATGCGGCGCGTGTCGTTCTTGATCGCGCGAGAGCTATTCTCGACAGGTCCACAGAAGGCACAGATCAGCGCCGGGACGACGATGCTGCCGACGCCAGCGATCCAGAGAAGGAGGGAGAGGTCGCGCATGGGCTAGGCGACCCTTGCGGAATGCGCGCAGCCGAGATCGGCGCGGACACCACAGCGCGGGCATGGCGTGCGATCCGCAGCAGGCAGGCCCCAGACTTGGGCGACCGTGCGATGATTTTCGAAGGGGAATGCGCCTCTGGCTGCGCAGGGGCGCCAGTGCCGCTCGGCATAGAGGCGATCGGCGAGGTTCATCCGGCCCTCGCAGGAAGGACCGAAATGGCAATTGTTACAGCTTGTTTACACTCGGGTAAGCGAGCAGAACCTAACCTATGTGATGCGCCGCGAGGGCCTGTGGCGCGGAGTCGCGTATCGTGGGACCAATTGAGGACATTGACGATGCCGCTGGCTTTGAGGTCGTGGACGGCAGGGTGCTTGTCGAGTTCAGCGTTGGCGGGAATACCCGCCGCTTCGCCATGTCGGTGCGCGCGTTCCGGGAGAGCATCCGTCGCGCCAATCGCGCGGCTGACGAATGGGCGGAGGAACACCCCGGCGAGGTCGTGCCCCTTTCGGGCCGGAAGCGCCGCCCCTGAGATCACGCGACCAGCCTTTCCAGCTGCTCGAAGTCGCCGAGCGCGATCGGCACCCCTCGCGACATGAGTTCTTGCGTGATTTTCAGCCGCCAGCGATCCGGCACCCGGCGTTGGCGCCATTTCCGCCTGGCTACCTCACTGACGCCGAGTTCGGCGGCGGTCTGGTCGACCAGCGTCCAAGAGAGTGTGCTTGTGGCCATGCCCCTATGATTGGACAATCCGTCCAATATGTCAAGGACAAGGTGTCCAACGACTTTCCTCCGATTCGGTGGCAAAATTCTCCCATGGCCACCTGGGGGCGAGAGCAGGAGTTCAACGAGAGCTTCATCAAGAGGGTGAAGCGGCTCCGGGAGGAGCGCGGCTGGACGTCCGAACAGATGGCCATTGCCCTTGGCATCCCAGCCGAGCGCTACCGCAAGTACGAATATCGCACGCCGCTCCCTCACTATCTGATTGAGCCGTTCGCCCAGATCGTCGACCGCGACGTGTCCTATATGCTCACCGGCAAATCCGCGGCGCCCTCCGCTCGCCCGCGCATCGTCTCCCGCACCGGGACCGACAACTAAGCACCCCACATTTTCGGCCGGCAGTGATTCACTGATCGGGCCTCAGCGTCCAAATTTGGCGGAAATCTGCGCCGAACGCCTTTGGACATTTTGTCCTTGACCTTCTTGGACAGATCGTCCAATATCCGCTCTACCCACAAGGGAGAGCCCGATGACCCGCAAATTCTACAGCGTCTACGACAACCGCACCGCCACGGTGCGCAAGGTCCCTGCCGAGCAGGTGCCCGCCTACGAGCGCGCCTTGTGGGATGAGGCCGATCGTCAGGCTTACCGCTCCCGCTGATCTCCCCAGAGGCTGTCCCGGCGTAACCCGGCACCCGGCCTAGGCCGCTCAACACGGCGATGACGACAGCCCGAGGATGAGATCAGCCTGATCCACTCATTCCTTACGAGGGAGAGAATCCTGTGACCACCGCAAAGCCAAAGCGCGCTGCCAAGCCGAAAGCCGAACCAGCGCCGGAAGAGAGCATCGTAGCCATCAAGGGGTTCGACAAGGACTTCGCCTGTCAGCCCGCCGGCGCTGCTCGCATCCAATACAAGGTCGGCGAGACTTTCGAGCATTCCGGCCGTGTCGTCGCCTGCCAGAGCGGCTTCCATTCGGTCGAGTGTCCGATGGACGTGTTCAACTACTATCCCGCCAGCACGTCGCGCTATGCCGTGGTCCGCGCTTCCGGAGAGATCGCGAGGCATGAAGGCGACAGCAAGATAGCCTCCGCCAAGCTCTATGTCGAGGCCGAGCTCCAGCTTCCAGATATCATCAAACGCGCCGTCAAATGG